CTGACTGGCAGCAGCCCGACCGTCACGATGGCGGCGAGCGGCACGACGATGCTGTCGTCAACCGATGCGTTCCATGAATCGATGATCGGCAAGGATGTCACGGTGTACGCCGGCGAAACCCATACGATCACGGCGTTCAACACGCGGGCGTCCGTAACGGTCACGCCCGCGGCCGTCGGGGCATACAGCGGATTGTACTTTTCGATCGCGTCGCGGGGTGCGTTCCAACTGCCCAGCGACTTCGAGTCCACCGATACGGCGTCGTTGGTGTTCACGGAAGAGACTTCCCGGCCACCGATCAGGCTGATTGAAGAGCGAGAAGTCACGGCCATGCGGGCCACGCAGGACATCACCGGATGTCCGCTGCTTGCCGCGATCCGCTGGTCAACGAGTGATGGGAGTGCGGCCCAGACGCAAGAGCTTGTCGTCTGGCCGACGCCCGATCAGGACTACCAGGTTGCGATGCCCTACGCGGTTCAGCCGCAGTCGATGGGGGCCTCGACCGATTATCCGCTGGGCGGGCCTGAGATTGCCGACGCCTTGCTGTCGATGATCCTGGCGGTCTGTGAAGAAGCCAAGACTGGCGCTCGAGGCGACCGCTGGCTGGAAGCCGAGCAAAAGATCAAAGGCGCGGCCAAGCGCGACCTTCGCCGTCACAACAATTTTATCGCCGGACAGATGCGGGCGGACGCGGGCGGTCACTCGATGCCGTTCGATGTCAAGAGCCTGATTCTGTCGGTTTAGGGATAGATTATGCCGTCACCACAAAGCCCAGGTTATTTGCTGAATCCCAACAGTGCGGCGGTGTTGCTGTCCAGCCAGTCGGCACTGGTGGCTGACACCGCTGCCGTCGTGACGCTCACGGCACTGCCGGGCGTTCGACACCAACCGTTGTTTATTTCGGTTGGATGGAACGTCACCGCAACGGTGGCGGCCGGAGGCCCTAGCCTAACGGTGGCGTGGACTCAGGCGGGCGCCGCCAAGACGTTTGTTTATTACGTTGGGCTTGCGGCCGGATCACAACAGATCAACCTGCCGCACGGCCTTGTCGGTGATGTGAATACTGAAATGTCATTTACGCTTTCGGCCGCCAACAACGGGGCCATTGGAAGTGTTTTCGTTCTCTATGGAGGTACTTGATGAGCAATCATAACGTGCTTGGCGAGCACATGTTGAATATACAGCTTAGTTCCGCTACGGTTGTTGATGGGTTCATGTTGCACAATACCCATCCACGACCAATCGAAGTGTTGAGGCTTTCTCGTGTTATCAACGTGAATGGCGGCTCAAGCGCTGCGGTGGACGTTCGCAAGGTGGGGACGGGAACCGTGGCGCCTACTGGTACCGGTGCGTCAATTCTTTCGTCGGCTCCGATTTCGCTAACGGGGCAAACGGCCAATGAACCATTGGACGTGGCACTGACGACGACGCGCGACACGCTGGTGGTAAATCCTGGCGAAAAAATTTCCTTCGATGCGTCTGGGACGATTTCGCCGTTGGCTGGTCAAATGACGATTGTTTACAGGTTTGTTTAATACGGAGATAGCTCGCTCATGGCGAATACATTCAAAGACAATATAGCCGGGGAAACGGCGCTCATCGCGGCGGCTGACGGTATCTACCTGACGCCGACCATGTGGATCAAGGATAACGAACTCAAGGTAGACGCCATCGCGGAATTCACTGGAAGTGCCGGCGTTTCGTTTGGTTCGACGGTTCACCTTCAGGCGCTGCGCATCGCGTCAACGGCTGTGACCGCGACGACCGGCGGGGGGACGACCGGCCTGATTCCGGCGACTTCATCGTTCGTCACGGTGACGAGCGACAGCGCCGACAAGCAGATCAGCCTTCCGGCTGTCTCGATAGGCCACAAGCTTACGATTTTGGTCGGCGCTACCGGCTGTGAACTAATCAGTGCGGTGGCGGCCCACAAGGTCAACGACGTGACCGTTGGGGCCACGAACGAGGCAGCGCTAACGGCAACCAATATGTACGAATGCAAGTACGTGGCGACCAACACCTGGGTCGTGGTCGGCTACACGAAGCTCGGCGCCGTGCAGGCCGCGCTAGTTCCCGACTCCCTGTAAGCGAAATCAGGATGCCGAGACATGCGGAGCCACGAGCAGGTCGAGCTATTGCCGCCCGTCGGCGGGAAACGCAATAACTCTGGCTACCAGAGCAAGGCTCCGTATTACTCCGAAGACTTACTGAACGTCAGGCCATTCGATACTTTGGAAGGCCGGGGGCGACTTGGTTCGCGCCCCGGCCTTGCCAAGGCATTTCAACAACGACTGGGCACGCGGCTTACCGGAACGACCGGCGACATCACGGGTGGCCCGGGCACTACGTTCAGCGACGGGTTGACGAACTTCGTTACCGCCGGGGTTGTGGCGGGCGTCGATGTCTTGGAGATCACAGACGGCACCGATGTGACGCCCGGTACCTACACGATCACGGCGGTCGCGGCCCTTAGCCTGACGGTTTCGCCAAGTCCCGGCGTTGGCGCCAGCGGCATCGTCTATACGATCGGGTACTTCCCGATCCGGCTCGCCAGCGTAATCCGCACGTTCAACTCGACCGGCTCTTCGATGTTTCAAGACGACTTCTCTGGTACGGCATTGTCGGCGTCGTGGTCGTTTCCGTCGTGGACGATCAATTCCATCTTGACGGCCGGGTCTCCGGTAATTGCTTCTGGCTACGCCGCAACTTCGGCAATTGAGCTTCGTTCGGCGGCGCTGGCCGATCAGTCGATTTCCACGACGGCGTTCAGGCAGGTGTCGCTGGAATTCACTCCAAACGACAACACGCGGGCATACGTCTTGATGGACATGAACAGCGCGACCCCGGTTCCGGCCGCGTCCGTGATGTTGGAGGCGGTCAACGACTCAAGCGGAAAGACTCTCAACCTTTATATCAATGGAACGCTAGTAACCAACGTAAACACCGGAGGGCCGTTCGACACCTATAGGGTCGTGCGGCTGTCAATCGACACCTCCAATACGATCAGATGCTACTGGCAGTACGATAGTGTGCCGGGCATAACTTACGACGCATCAGCGGTTAGTTATTCTCCGGCTGGTGGTCGCGTTGGATTCGCCCTGCGACGGTCAAGCAGTCTAGACGCAATTGCACCATCGTTTAGCTTCGCGTTCACGTCGTCAAGTGGCGGCACCCCCCCGGAAGCAGCGGTGTTCTCGGCGAACGGTCAACTATACAGAGAGTCGATCAGTGGAACGCTCGCGGCCGTTAGCCATCCCACTCTTGATCTTACGAGCGAGCGTCGTATCTACGCGGCCGCGAGGCTGCAAAACCTGTATATCGCGGACTACGACATAAGGCGCGAGCGAACCACAAAGAGCACGGCAGCAACGGTCGAAGCGGTTTCTGCTTCACAGGCGAGACTTGACGATACGGCCGTTACCGATTGGACGGCTCTTGGCATTGACATTGATGGCGACGTTCTCGAAATACTAGATACAACCACAACAACGTCTCCAACGGTTGGAACGCCATCGGTTGGAATCTATAATATTGCGTCGATTCATGCGACTAACGGCCTTACGTTCGATCGAAGCAATGCTTGGCTGGCGGAATCGTCTGGTGGTGGGGCCATAGCCTATCGCGTAGTTCGTTATTCCAAGACATACAACTCAACGGCCACGACGCTAACGCGCACGACAATTGGAACGCTTGGCACTACACAGTTCCCGGCTGGATGCCGTTCGATTGCGCTTTGGTCGGATCGCATTGTGATCTGCAACGACGCCAACACGCCGCATGGCTGGTGGATGTCGAAAGTAGGCGATCCTACCGATTGGACATTCGGCGGGACCGCCATCACGTCGGCGGTCAACGGGACGGCCAGCGAGTACGCGGGACTCATCGGCGAACCGTTGGTCACGACGATCCCGTACTCAGACGATTATTTGATATTCGCCGGGCGAACCAGCTTCTATGTCTTGCGCGGCAACCCTCGGCTCAATGGCCAGCTTGACAATATCTCACGGGAAATCGGGATCGTCGGGATTGGGGCGTGGTGCAGGACGCCGGAAGGGCGCCTGATCGTCCTGACGCCCGACGGACTCTACGAAATCCGCATACAGGACATGCGGGCCGTGTCGATGTCGAGGGAATCGATCCCGGCCGAACTATTGGGCCTGACGGACGATCTCTACGAGGTGTCGCTCGCGTATGACGTGGAGCGGCGCGGGGTGTTGATTTCCGCCACCAGCCTCGTGATGGCGACGCCGTCGGTTCATTACTTCTACGACGAACGACTTGGCGGGTACTTCCCGCAATCGTTCGATGCGGATCACGATCCTAACTCGGTGGTGTCGTATCAGCCGGGCGGGGTATCGATGCCGACGGTCCTGTGGGGCTGCCACGACGGCTATGTACGGAAGTTCGAGGATTCCGCGCATGACGACGACGGAACCGATTTCAGCAGTTATGTGTACTATGGTCCAGTGCGGCTCGGCGCCACTGACCTTGAGGACGGGATGTTGCACGAGATCGTGGCCGTGATGGACGCGAATAGCGGAGCCACGACCCTGGCGGTGCAGACCGGACATTCGGCTCAGGTGGCGAAGAACAGGACCGCGAGGTTCAGCACGACGCTGGCGGCGGGGCGAAACCGCAATCGGTACCCACGGCTGCGCGGCAGCGTCATGTACGTGAAGCTGTCGGGAACGGCGGGAACCCGCTGGGTAAACGAGAGCTTGACGATTTCGCGCGAACGATTGGGCCGTTTGGTCATCACGTAGGAGGCGACAATGGGATTTTTCAGTAGTGAATCGGGCGGCGCGTTGGGTTGGATCAACCTCATCATGTCGCTCTTTGAAGTCGGGGCCAATTCCGAAGAGAAGAAAAAGTACGACGCGGCAGTCGAGCAGCAAATCAAAGAAGGCCGCGACGGACTACAGGCCCGCAGCGAAACCGCGCTGGCGCTGCGCGACTTCGCCACGGCGATGGACGCCCGCATCGGCGAGCTGACCCGCAACAACGAGACGCGCCTGGGCGAGATGCGCGCGACGCTCG